CAGCTGTTCTGATGGCCTGTATCAGAGTTCTGTGTGATTCTATCAGTATCCTTCCGTTTAAAATTTACATGGATGGGGATAAAACCAAGGCCGATAACAGCAATCATCCTCTATGGCGCGTGCTTAATCGTCGTCCTAATCCGTTTCAGACACCATCAGTTTTTAAGTCGCAGATTATTCTGCATATGTTTTTGAAGGGCAATTATTACGGCTGGATTAATCGGGTTAATGGAAAGATTGTTGATATTATCCCGATGAATCCAGATTACATCACGGTCGAACAGCTCCCAAATTGGGAGCTGCAATATACATGGCGGCGTGATGGTAAAGCTGAAATGAAATTGGCGGCTAAAGACGTGCTGCATATTCCTGGTTTTGTTTTTGATGGCGCAACCGGCATGGCCATGCAGCAGCTGGCCGGAAAAATTGTGTCTCTTGATAACCTGATGCAGGATCATGCAAAATCATTTTTTGAGAATCAGGCTGTTCCTGGCCAGGTGGCCATCACGCTACCTGTTGGCATGAATGAAGAAAAAGCCGGGAAAATTAAAGAGCAAATACAGCAGAATTACACGGCAGCCAACAAACATAAGGCCATGGTGCTATATGGCGGTATGGATGTGAAAAGCATTGCAGTTAATGCCACCGATGCGCAGTTCATAGAGCAAAACAAGGAAGTGGCAATCAAGATATGTGGGTTACTCGGTGTGCCACCACACAAGATTGGGATTCTCGATCGTGCAACATTTAGTAACATAGAGCATCAGTCGATCGAGTTTGTGACAAATGGCATGCTGCCTAAAGCAATTCGCATTGAGGAAGAAATTAATCTGAAGGCGCTTGGCCCTGATTCCGGACTATTCTGCAAACTCAATGAAAAGGCGCTGCTGCGCGGCGATAGTAAAACTCAAGCGGATGTACTGGATATTGAGCGCCGCAATGGCGTGATTAATGCCAATGAGTGGCGCGATCTGCTTGACATGCCGCCGCGCACTGATGCTGCTGGCAATGAATATCTGACACCAGTCAACATGGCGCCAGCCCAGCAGCAGCCGACCAAGACAGTTACCACTCAAAATTGATGGGGGTATAATGATCAGTTTCAAGAGCTCGCCCATTCAGATCAAGTCAATGGATGAGGTTACAGGCATTATTGAAGGTTATGCCTCTGTATATGGCACAGTTGATAGCTACGGCCATATGGTAGTGAAGGGTGCTTTTGATGAAAGCATCAAGGAATGGAAGGCCAGCGGCCTTATGCCGCCAATGCTATGGCAGCATGACCCAGCGGTTCCTATTGGACCGTGGCTGGAGATGACATCCGATGATCATGGTTTGCTGGTACGTGGTCAGTTACTGACCAAGGATATTGCCAAGGCGGCTGAGGCTTATGCGCTGGTGAAAGCCAAGGCGGTTACCGGTTTTTCTATCGGTTGGAGCCCGGTCGCTGACGAGGTGGTGAACGGAATCACCCTGCTGAAGCAGATCAAACTGTGGGAAGTGAGCATTGTCACTTTCCCGGCTAATGACGAGGCGCGCGCCACCGGTATTAAGGCGGCCTGTAAAACCAAACGTGAATTCGAGGCCCGGCTGCGGGATGAGCTGGGTTTTTCGTGGGCTGAAGCTAAACGGATTTCCGATGTTGGCTTTGGCAAAGGTGCTGGAGATGGCCTGCGGGATGAGGTGATCGCCACGCTCAATCAAATCGGTAGCGGTGTCGCTGCCATTACATCAACCATCACCAAGGAGTTCAAGAATGAGTGAGACTAACCCCGAATTGAAGGCGGCTCTTGAAAAGACTCAGCAGATGTTTAATGAGTTCAAGTCTGCTAATGATCAAATGCAGGCTGAGGTCAAGAAGATGGGCAGTGTCGATACTGTGCTGTCTGAAAAAGTAGAGCGTCTGAATTCAGCTATTACTGCCTCTGAAGAGAAGGCGCAGAAGCTGTTTGACGATCTCAAGGCCGAGCAACAGCGTATTCTTGCCTTTGGCAATCCGGCCGCTGCCAAGAGCGAATATACGCCTGATCAACAAGCACATCACAAGGCATTTATGCCGTTCCTGCGTAAGGGCGTTGATGCAGGTTTAGCTGATCTACAGCAAAAGGCGATGAGCGTTGGCTCTGATGTGGACGGTGGTTACACTGTACCGCTGCAGTTTGATAACCGTGTTATCACTCGCCTGCGCGATCTGTCGGATATGCGTAGTCTCGCCACTGTCATCACCGTATCTGGTGATGCACTGGAGGTGCTCAATGATACCGGCGATGTTAGCTCAGGCTGGGTGAATGAAACTGCGTCGCGTGCAGATACCAATACACCGCAGCTGGGTAAGAGCCGTATTCCAGTGCAGGAAATGTACGCGCAGCCGGTTGTGACCCAGAAGCTGCTCGATGATTCCATGTGGGATATCGAAGCCTATCTGGCCAACAAGGTTGCCAACAAGTTTGCCCGCGATGAAGGCGCTGCCTTTGTTACAGGTGATGGCGTAGCCAAGCCGCGTGGTTTTGCCAGCTATGCCACGGCGGCTACGGCTGATAGCAGCCGCGCATGGGGTACGCTGGAGCATGTGGCCACCGGTACATCTGGCGGTTTTGGCAGCAACGGTACGGACAAGATTATTGATCTTGTTCATCGCTTCAAGCCTGCTTATCTGTCTGGTGCCAAGTGGACCATGTCGCGCGCGACCCTTTCACTGGTACGCCAGCTGAAGGATTCGACCGGCAATTATCTGTACATTCCCAGCCCGGTTGCCGGCGTATTGCCGACACTGCTTGGTTATGATGTGCAGACAATGGAAGATATGCCGGCCGTGGCAGCTAACGCACTGGCTATTGCTTTCGGCAATTTTGCTGAGGGCTATACCATTGTTGATCGTATGGGCACGCGGTTGCTGCGCGATCCGTACACCAACAAGCCGAATGTGAAATTCTACTTCACCAAGCGCGTTGGTGGCGATGTGGTTGACTTTGATGCCATCAAGTTCATCAAGTTCGCCTAATCGCTGACTGAAAAATTACAACCCGCACAATGGGCGCTGGCATGAGCTAGCGCCCATGTGCTTTGTGCGACAAACAATGTCAAGGAGTACAAAATATGCGTGATCATGCCAATAATATTACCCCGGTTGTGGCCATTGCGGCTGCCACCTATTCTGCCGACACAACCCCTGTAGTCATTGACCTGCAGGGTTATGATGCGGCGACCGTGCTTTATCATATCGGTGCTGGCGGCATTACCTTCACCGGTACCAACAAGATCGAGTTTCCGCTGCAGCACAGTGATGACGGCACCACATTTACTGCGGTGGCTCAATCTGATGTGACCGGCGGTGTAACCGTTGCGACCGGCGGCATTGTTAAATCGCTTGTTTCTGCCAAGGCCAGTGCCGATGTAACCAAGGTTGGGTATGTTGGCGGAAAGCGCTATATCCAGACCTATGCCGATTTCAGTGGTACGCATGGTACGGGTACGCCGATCGCGGTTGAAGTGATCAAGGGCCGCCCGTCGCTTTCGCCTGCTGCATAATTTCCGGGAGCTGGAGCAACTGAGGGGGCCGGTGGCCCCCTCTCTTTTTGAAAGTGAGCATACCCATGAAAATTCGCGTATTGGCCAGTTTTACGCTTCAAGATGCTGCATCGCCGGATGGTGAGCGCCGTTTTGATACGGATTCTATCTATGATGTGCCCGATCAGCTGGGCCGTGGCCTGATTATTAATGGCCGGGTTGAAGAGGTCACTGAAAAAGAGCTGAAGAAAATTGAGAAGGAAAAGGCAGAGGCTGCCAAAGCTGAAGCTGACCGGCAGAAAAAGGCCGCCGATGCAGCCGCAAAGGCTGAGGCTGACCGGTTGAAACAGGAAGCTGAGGATGCTGCCAAGGCCGAGGCTGACCGGTTGAAACAGGAAGCCGAGGAAGCTACCAAGGCCGAAGCCGAGCGCCAGCAGGCTGAGAAGGAAAAGCAGGCCCAGCTGGCGCTGGAAGCTGGCAAGAATAATGGAAGCCAAGCCTGATGAAATATGGCCTCAAAATCATGACTGGCCCCAGTGTGGAGCCAGTCACTGTGGCTGAGGCCAAAGCCCATTTGAGGCTGGAGCACAGCGCGGATGATACGCTGATTGGCAGTTTAATAACGGCCGCCCGCCTGTTTATTGAGTCTGTTACCAGCCGCGCGTTTATGACCCAAACGCTGATGATGACGCTGCAATGCTTTCCGGCATGTGGCCGTATTGATC